TGATCGGATTTTCTAGATTGATGCTTAAGATCACCGATCCATCCATCAGACTTCCGGCTGCGATCCAAGAACGCTCCATTTATTTGGTCGCGTAGTGTTTCAGCAGCTTTAGATAAATATGGCTTCATTAGCCAAGTAAGATTTGAAGTTCGTCAGCAGTTAAACCAAGACGATCTGCAATTGCTAGGCGTGCTGTTTCTTTTGATTCAGCTTCAACTTTTCTTGCTGCTAATTCTTTTTCTAAAATTTCTCTTGCTTTTTTCTCAGCAGTAGTTTCATCGCGCTCGGTAATTGTTTCCTCGCCTGTAATAACATTAAACTCTTTTTCAGTTATTTTCATAATTACTCCTTATGCGCTTGTATAAACATAGACAATTCCACCGTTAAAATTATTTGTTCCCACGATAGAAATTGATGAAATAGTGCTTGAGCCAGAATAAAAGCCACCTGTTGAAAATCTTTCTTGGGCACTTCCACCGCTTGGATTACCAGCACCAGCCATTTGGAAAGCTTTAACTCCGGCTGAATTACAACCAGTTAAATAAACATAAGCGCCAACAGTCGAACCAGCATTATTTGAAGTCGCTGCTAATCTGATTTGTGCGGTTGAGAGATCGGAAATTTCTCTTATCACATCTCCTGCTGAATAACTGCCTCCAGCATAACCAGTAGAACCAAATTGATTATAATTATTTCCTGAATCTGTATTTAATCTTAAATTAAAGTATTGGTTAGCAGTTGCGCAAGTTGCACCATCTACAAGAACTAGAATTTTATCTTTGCCAGATATTCCTGAAACTGTAATTGTTGATGAACCTGACAAGGTTGTTCCACCTGCGTTTAATAATGTAAAATTAGCACCACCAGCTGCATCTTTCCATTCAGGAGCAGTTGCACCAGAATTGACAGTTAATACCTGACCAGCAGTTCCAATTGGTAATGCAGTTTTTTGATTAGCGGTTGCTCCACGATAGGAAATTGCTCCAGTCGTAGTTTCAGGATTTAAGTTTTTAACAGTTGTATCAACAGATGAACCAAGTGTGCGAATTGCAAGTGCACCATCTTTAACCAGCGCGGTATCGTCTGGGGTAGTCCAGCTGTAATTGGTAGTAGTTGCCATTTTATCCTATTCCTATGAGATTATTGTAGCGTATTCCCAAGTTAAAGTTGGGTCGATTGTGTTCCAAGCCTCTGTGGCTGGGGTTGTATTCCAACGCATCGCCACTTGGCTAAATGCGACTGGGGAAACATTAATTGTGAGAAACAGTTCATTGAATCGAGTGCTCCATGACCAGCCCTCAACATAACCTTCAAAATCTCCACCGGATATTTGGGTCGGTAGGTTTTGAATATGAACTGGCATTCCCATAAATACAGCTAGCAAATCATCCCGATCTGCGTTATCGATTTCAGAGTTAGTGATTGGGAATGTAATCGATTGGAATGCTGGGATTGGATAGGCTCTCTGTGCTATGTATCGATCGGCAATATCTTGAGCATCGGTAGCCCCATGAACCCTAGAGTTGATAGTTTCAGCTTTGTAACCATATAGGGCAATTGAAGCGGCATCTGTGGCATCAACCTGTGAATTGTAATTGTTGCCATAATTGATATAAATATCATTGCGAACATCTGCTGATCTCATAATTGTAGATAAGCCAGCGCCTAACGCATGGCGAGCATCTAATTCAACATAACCATTAACTAAAAGATAATTCTGCCTATGGTCTGCATCTGCATAACCTATATTTCCTGCATTGTCCTCGTAAATATATCCAAAAGCTGAAGTTGCAATATCTGAAATTACATTGTAAATAGTGTTAGTAACATTTGATTGTGAACTCATTGTGTAAAGACCAGGTTGATCTATTTCGCCAAGTCCTAAATTTTGAGCATTTTCCCAAGTTTCGGTTGCATTGTAAGTTCCCCAAGTTGAAGCAGATGGCACATCATTCCAAGTTCCAAGTAAGACGCTTGAAAGAATCTCATAGATTTGGTTGCCATCTTCATCTTGAGAAATGTTGTCATTAAAGATCTCTTTAGCAATTCGAGCAAGTGACCCCATAACAATAAGTGTGTATTGGACAACTGTTGCAGCTGATCCAGTAGATCCAACCTCAACAGTCACATCGGTAATGTCGCCACCAAATAAACTTACATAAGATCCAGTCGAGTCTTTTACCTGTAAGTCAAATGAATCGTTTATGTCAAAAGGTAATGTTTGATTATTTAAAGCAACTAAGGTTATTGAGCAATATGATGGTGATGGTTGTTGGTAAATATCTGTGCGACCTGCTTCATGCTGAATGTCGCTTATTGCTATGTCAGTATAATCAACACCACCGACAGTTAACTTCCAGTCAGGTGTAAAAGCACTCATTGAAGTCTAATACCGTTACCAGTAAGTAATGGCACGCTTCGAGCAGCTGATTGATTAACTACCTTTGCAACGGCTCTTGCAGCACCTTCGCCATCGATTGCATTAACTGTAATGTTTGTGATTTGACCCATTCCGCCACCGCCAAAATTACCGGTTGAAGTAGGTACTTTAGGTAATGATGATCTACTAGCTGATGGTGCTGGATTAGGTAATGAACCCACATTAACACCCGGAATGATATTTACAACTCTGATTAATTCATTGGCTAAAGATACGACTAAGCCAATTGCCTCACGCAAGAATGTAATAAATCCTGAAATGATTCCAGCCACGACACTAATTGCTCTGCCAAAAGATTCTGCATTTCTTTGAGTTTCGGTAAATCCTTGATTTAATCCACCTGCTCCAGTTAATCCTGCAATAAAAGCATTTAGGCTTGGGATGCCAGTTTCATTTAAGAATCCAATAAACTTTTCAATCTCAGGCAATAAGGCTGTGCCAAGTGATTCTTTAGCTTCATCAAATCCTACTTTTAAGCGATCGATCTTTCCTTGAAAGGTTTCGGCATTTGTAGCTGCTGCGCCACCATAAAGATCAGCAAGTTTCTGTTGAACCTCAGTAAATGTTAAAGTAGATAATTCAGCCTTTGATAAGCCAAGACCTAATCGACCAAGTGAAGTGACATTTCCATCTTGTGCTCTACCTAAAGCATTTGTGACAGTTTCTAAATCTTTACCTGATGCTTTGCTAATATCTAAAGCAAGGGTTAATAACTTTTGGGCTTCCTCAGTTGATTTTGTAGATACTGCCAATCTTTGTAATGCTGGTCTTAATTGGTCATCGGCAACGCCAGTTGCAAGGCTAGTCTGAAGGATCATGTCCTCAGTTGCCGCTATTTGGGCATCTGTTGCCCCTGTGGCTTGTCTTAAGGCATTGGCTAACCTTAACTGTGCCTGCTCATCTTCTATCGCACTCTTGACCCCGTCAATGGCTAATTTGCTAGCATACGCAACGGCAGCAGCAGCAGCGACCGCAAATGCAGCAGCAGCCTTCTTTCCAAAATCTGCAATTCGACTTGAGTTAGTTTCGACAGCCTTGTCGGCTTCGCCTAACTTCTTTTTTAGATCATCAACATCGGCGAGGATTGATAACTTTAAAGTTCTATTACCGGTTGCCATTAGATCCATTCCTTAATGATGCGATTAAAACTTTCTTCCCACTTGTTAATCAATTCAGGCTGAATTCTGCGAAGGGTTGGATAAATGAACCATCCGCGAGATCCACGACCTGACCGCCCAGAATATGCAGGGAACTGTTTGAATTTATTTGAACCAAACTCAATACCACCCCATAGGGTTTGTGTAGTAGCACCACCTGAAAATTTTTGGCGTGCGAATCCATAACTGAATTCACCGATCTTGCTTGATTTAGAGATGCTAACGCCATCCGCGACTCTTTGCGCAACTTTGCCAGCCTTTGTTCTTTGTCCAGCTGCTTGTTTAATTTCTTCAGATGCAAAATACGCCAGAGCAGCAGATTGACGGCGTGCTTCGTCAGTAGCTTGGTCATCCATAAGTTTGAAAGCCTTGTAAATATCGCGCAGGTCTTTTTTATTGTAGGCGATTGTTTCACTTGCCATACCTCTGCTCCAATACTTCGATAGCTGTTAAAATGTCGTCTGAATCAACCCATTCGCTCATTGGAATTTGTGTGGCTAGTGCCAACTCAACCAATAATCTGTTTAGGCTTCCTGCTGGATGACTTTTGGGTTTGCATCACCGACTATTACATCGCCGACTGTTTCCATCCAAGCATCAAATGGTTTGACTGGCTTTCCAGCAGCTTCGCGCTTGTGTGCGTTGTATGCTAAAAACATTAGATCCCACATACCAAGTTTTTCTTTTGCTTGGCTTATGGTGTGACCAGTTTGCTTTTCCCATTTAGCCCACTCAGGTGGTTGGGCAACATAAGTTGCTTGCTCACCTGAGTTATATTCAATTGTAATTGGTAACTTCATTGTTTGCTCCCGTTTGTTTATTGATTAAAAGGTTTCTGCTGGCACTCCGATAACTTGGAATGATAAAGATACAGTTTGAGCATCTGGTGCAGTTCCACCAGCTGAAGGCCACATTGGCAATACTTGGAAAGTAAAGACCGCGCCTGAAGTAGCTGTAAAAACTGTGTTAATTGCTGTATCTGGTGCTGACTCTGCAACGCCCCATAGAATCTCGCATAGAGATCCAGTTGCGCCCCAGTCGGCTAACATTTCAACTTCAAATGTGAAATTGTTATCAGTTACCTTAAAGACTTTTCCGTCTAGTGTCTGATATGTCTGGCGATCCATCTCACCAGTAAGTGTTGCGGTTGTTGCTTGTGCATCGAAATTATTACCGCCAATAGTGAAGGTAATATCTCGACCGGTAATAACTGTCGTTGGCATTTTTCTCCTTAGATTGTTCTCTGGTAATAGGTGCTAACTCTAACATCTGCAATAAGCAAAGTTGATGCTCCTACTTGTGTAACTGTTGGTCTTTCAACCGAACTGACAATGTAGCCTGCTGGAATAACTGCCAGAACACTAATTACTAACTGCTCGATATTGTCGAGTGATGCAGGATTGCTATTATAGGCAACTGCAACTGTGATGGTCATATTGACCTTAGCGCGAATGTTTGATTTGCTGATTGTTTCGAATTCTAGGTATGGTGAATCCGGCACAACTACAACAGCTGGCGGGATTACTGTTTCAGGCACAAATGAATAAACATTACCGGCAACGCTAGATAATGCAGTTGCTAAAGGTGTGCGAACCTGTTCAAGGATTGTTTGGTTAGGCATTATTGACAGATACCTTCAACATCTACATAAGGCCCGAGAATTCCAATTACGCGTGAGTATAAACTGCGACCCATTCTGTAAGGTGTCGCTGTAAAGTCAACGCCTTCTATTTGTCCACCTGCTGCAACTCTTGATTGAAATACTTCAACCGAAATGACAAGTACTGCTGATTTAACTGATTGATTTCCAACATAAGTTGATGCGCCTGTTAATGTGGCACTTCCGCTTGGAATGACATTTGCTTCAATAATATCTGCGTTTGTGATACTAGCTGAAAAAGTATAATCGCCAAGATTATCTGCTAATACTGTGCGAGTTCCGTTATATGGACTCAAGCAACCAGCAATAACTACCGATTGGCCTTCGGTAAATTCATGCACGCCAACAGTTGTAAATGTGGCAACATTATCTTGTAAAACTGTTTTTTGAACTGCGCTCTTAAATGTAACTAACATTGGCAGAATAGTGTTTTCTGCTGTGTCAATAATTCCGTCTAAATAAGCATCGTTATACAAGGATGATGACACACCAAGCACAGATCTCAACTCGGTGGCTGTAATTATACTTGGCATGTCATCTCCTTACTCCCATTAATGGATGCCTGAGATCGGGAGCAACCTCAGGCACTCAGTTAAATTAAGCTACTGATAACTTACGGAATGCTGCTGGGTAACGATTTACTGCGCAGACATAACCATAAAGACCGATTTCAACACGGCCGTTAGCAACGATATTTGCACGAATATCAAATGTTCCTGACTCGTGGAATCTCATAGCTGCTGATGGGTAAACTAATGCGTGCTTAACATTTGCATTATCACCTGTGTAGTTAGGATCTACAACTAGATCAAGTCCTGCGACTGTTCCATTTGTTGAACCTTGTGTAATTAAGCCAGCTGCGTTTTGTGGAGCTGCTGCTGCGAATAGTGGACGACCATCTGCAACTGCGCCAAGTAATCCAGCGAAGTCGATGCCATCCTCGCCACCTGATGGAGCAACCATCAAACGGTTTGGTGTGAAGCGCATAACGCCATAAGCATCTGCAATTCCATCAGCGATTGCTGCATAAATTGTTGATCCTGATGATCCGGCTGCTGCCTCTGATGCGATCTTAGCTGCATAAGCATCTGTCTTTTGTGCGTATGATGCAGCAAGTTCACGAATTAATAGATCCAAGAATGATGGGTCTGAACGATCAAGAAGTTCAACATTCACAACATTTGCACCAGCAAATTTTACGATTGTGTCTTCTTGGAATGTTACTGCTGTATCTTGTGATGCAAACTCTACACCCTCAGCAGTTTGTCCTACGATTGCCTGATTTCCAAGCACAGGTGTGAACACCTTAAGACCACTTGGTGGAAGTGGAGCGCGCTCGATTGAATCAATGAATGGTCGAGATGAATCGATAACTCCGATTACATCGCGTAGGTAGTTAGGTGGAACCATTCCTGTGTTCTCGCCTGTTGTTGCAATTTGTAATGCTGCAATTAAATCGCGTGCATCTGTATCGCCTTGAATAGCGCGAATTTGTGCTGCTGCATATTGTCCTGCTGTAACATTCTCATTAACGCGTGGCTTTGTGTATGCCACATATTGAGCAGTTACAACTGGAGCCTGTGTCGCTTCTACCGCTTCGGTTGCGATAGGAGCCTCAGAAGTAATTTCTGACACTTTGTTCTCCTTTGTTGTGGTTTCCTCAGCGGTTGCTTCGGAATTCTCTGGTGTTTCACTAGCTGCAACCTCAGCGACTCTTGCGCTGTCAATTGCTGGATCTGTAACGAGTGAAACTTCTTGAAGTGTGCTTGATTTAATTCTTAGCACGCCTTCCTCATTTTTCCATTCATTAATTTTGACTCCGACAGAAAATCCATCACGAAGCCCAGTAGCAGCTTCCTCTAATGCATCATCCGCTGAAAAAGTCTTAGCCAAGCGAAATGTTGCTTCTAGCCCTGTATCTGTTGCAGTTATGTCAACAAGTTTTCCAAGTGGCTTAGTTCTTTCGTGCTCAAGTAATAATTTAACAGGCTTTGAGAAATCAATTGAATCTTTTTCAAATACAGTTAATCCTGCACTTGTTGATCCTTGCTCATCCCATGTAACGATCTTTCCTGAGATTGTGCGCTTGTTAGTATCGGCAGCAGTT